CATTCGTCGGAGAAGTCTGCTGCAAGGTGACCGTCACTTCGAAATCGCCCTGGTTGCGGTTCACGCGCTCGATGTCGCCACCTGCGCCCTTGCTCTTGGCGAAAGCATCGCCGGAGCGGTTCACGGATACGAACGTGCCCTCGGCATAGCCAGAAATCGAGAGCGATCCGAAGGTAATCACGACCAGCTTGGGGTCGTAAGTTCTTACGGGAAGATTAGCCATGATTCATTCTCCTTATAGATTACACGGAAATCGTGCCGTTGATGGTGGTGCGGTGGATGGCGCCCTGGTAGAGCGCAGTGAACTTCACGTCCGGCAGCCTGCGGGCGAGCTTGTCCGCCTGCGGGATGTCGGCATAGCGCGGGACCGTCACCACGATGGAGTCGGCCTGCAAGATGCCAGCGGCGGCGGCCTGGTTCAGCACGCCCTTCACAAGGCCTTCGATGAGAGTGATGCCGCTGTCGTCATACGGGATCTTGCGGTTGTTCACGAGCGCGGAATAGACGGCCTCGCGGAGGCGAGCTTCAATCCAGTCGGTGCCGAGGATGATGTCGATCCATTCACCGGAAGCGACCTTGCCTTCCTGCGTGATATTCACGCCGCCGACTTCGGAATAGTAGTTGCAGTTCTTGCCCTGCAAGGCGCTTTCCTTCGCTCCGGTAATACTGTCAGGAGTCACGCCCTTGAGCGTCTTGTATGCCCAGGTGGAGGTGCCGGGTTCATAGGGGAAGCCCTCGCCCATCCAAGCGGCGTCCGGATAATCGTCACCGGCAGACGGAGCGATGTGGAAAATCACGGCGCTGCGGTCATAGCCCATGGCCTTCAGCACGGAAGCCGGGTCGGTGCTCTTGCTTGCATCCGGAGTGTTCGCGTCGGTAGTCCAGACAATAAAGAGCTTCTTGTTCGTCTCGACCCAGGAAGCGATGTCGCCGTATTCGTCGTCCATCGCATGGTCCACGAGAAGGCCATACCAGGAGTTGTTCTCGCTTGCGATGGCGTTCAGGGATGCCGCGACATCCGCATCTCCGCTATCGGCGCGGCCAACCACGATTTTGTTCACGGTCGGGTTCTGCGAGAAGATAGCCTGCGCCATCTTGTAGACGGCGTCGGTACTTGCCCAGCCGTCATCGGAAAGTTCAGCCAGAGAGCCATAGACTCGGGCGCGGCCAAACGTAGTGATGGTCTTGCTCGTGGCGAAAGTGGAAAGGATCATCGGAACGTTGAAAGCTGCGACCGCCACGGAGGTCGTCTCTCGGGTAATGTTCACGGTGACTATGTCTTTAAGTGCCATTTTTAGGCCTCCTATGTTGCAACTGTAAATTCATTGAAAAGTTCTTCGCTCTGCACGATATTCTGCTGCGCATCCACGACAAGATTTTCATCGTCGTCGATGGTTCCAAAAGTCTTGACCTGCGAGATTTCCACGCTCTCGATAGTGAGGGAGCTTCCCTCATAGGCGCGAGCCCATGACATTTCGAGAGTTAGCATGGACTCCCTGCGCCACTGGGCCTGCTGCAAGGCGGGCATGGCGGTAGGGCCGTCGGTCCTCAAGACGGAAATCCCTGCGACCTCGAAGATAGCCTGGATGTCCGGGTCCTCAAGGGACTCCACTAGCTTCATCAAGTTTTCGCCATCGCCTTCTACCTCGCGGAGTTCAACGGAGCCGCGATAGGTAAAAAGCCTCGGGGACGGCAGGTCCGGACGGTCGGCAATCATTCGCGATGCGGTAGTGCCTGCAAGATGCCAGTTTCCCACATAGTTGATAGAAATAAAGCAGCCTTTCGGGGTAGCCATGTCCTGGTGGCTCTCTACCACCTTTATCTTTTTCGGCAAGACGGAGCGCACCCAATAATAGAGGGCGTTCCAGAGTTCCTCGGCGCTGGTAGCGCTAGTGGTAGGGGCGGTCAATGTTTCAGCCATTTTCTTCGCCCCCTTCCTCGTCGTCTTCAGTCTCATCTTCTTCGTCGCCTTCGTTGAAGAGAGCGGCGATATATTTAAAATGGTTGATAAGGTCGTTCGCAAAGACGAGCTCGCGGATGACTTCCCATTTTTTCCCAGCCCAAATCACAAGGTCGCCCGGAGTATTCGAGCCCTCGGCGCTTACCGCAAGAGCGGTGTTGGAATATACCTTCACCATGCCGATGTCGCGGCGGCCTTCGGGGAGGAACTGCAAGTCCTTTCCGTTCACCGGCTGAACCGAGCCTACAAACGTGCTTTCGGCTTCGCTGAATTTCCAGCGGCCGTTCACGAGCTCGGCTGTCCGATGGACCATGCCTATTGTGCGCGGAAACAGGGTGCTCATATCTTCGCCACCTTATACTTGATAGACTGACGGAGAAGGCCCGTGTCGATGAGAGGCCTGGAGCTTTTCTTGCGGCGAGCGGTAGCCGGAGCATCCGGCGCGAAAGAGCCTGCAATAAAAATTTTTTTCATAGCGTCTTCATAGGATGCACCGAGTTTCTTTATCGCATCCAAGGCGCTCATCTTCCCAGTAGAAATCGCGGAAAGGTATTTTTTCGAGAGGCCCGCGACCTTCTTTTCGTTCATGATGCGGGTCTGCTGCATGAAAGGACGCGGCGGGATATTGTTCACCGTGCTGCCCTTTTCCATAATGAAGGCAATTTCCGCAAGGCCTATATTCGGGTTATCCTCGTGCCTTTTTGCATCGCTTGGAATTCCCACGAGCGCGACGAGCTTTCTGGCGGCTCTCAACTCCCGCTCGATTTTTGCCTTGCCCAGGTCCTTGCTTTCGAACTTAACGTCCATCGCGCCCCCTCGAACCGCAAACGCCGAAAAACGGCTTGCAGCCCTTGCGGAGAGAAATGAGCATCAGGCCCCATCGGGTCTGCGATAGGTCGGCATCGCCAGCGTTCTTGATGGCGGAGGCAACTGCGCCAGAGCCGAAGGAAACGGAAAGGTCGCCTTCGCGCTTGGAGGCGATGGAACCGACGGAGCCGCCTTCGGCATTACCCGAGCCAGCCCCGAGAGTCCCTGCACCCAAAAGGAAAGCGATGTGAGCTGCCATGAGCGCTACGGCGTGGTTGTATTTCACTCCGTAGAAAGCGCGGTCGGTGCGCTCCTTTGCCATCTCTACATATACATCCAAAGACGGGTCCTGCAACAAAGCCGGGGCCACCGCCTGGATATACTGCTCAACGGTCAATGGGGTCACGCTCATGGTCTTTCCGCTCCATCGTTATTACTTCTTGCTGTCCTCGCGGTCCTTCAGTTCCTTCGCGATGGCGTTCTTGCGGTTCATGCCCTTGGCACGTACGGACTCCTTCGCGGAGGCTTCGACGAACTTGTCGGCCTGGGCCTCGGACTGGATTTCGTTCACGACGGCATCGAGCTTGTCGTTCGGGATGTCGTCGGGCTTGCACGGCTCCTCGACTTCCTTGCCGTCCTTCTTCGTGGTCTTGTAGATGGGAACGACAATTCCCGCCTTGACCTTCGCGTCGAGCGTGGACTTGGCCCCTTCCCAGACCTTGTCGTCGATGACGTTGATGCCGGGCACGAGCATCAGCTTCTGCTTGCCCTCGCCCATTTCGACGACCAACATGTTTGCGTTCTTGTAGTTTACCAGCATAATCTTATCTCCTGTTAGATAATTATTGCTTGCCCGAGGTTAAAAAAAAATTGGGTGCAGGGCCGGGCATGACCCTACACCCAAATTAAGAAAGGCCGGCAGACTATTTAATACAAAATGGCTACACTCTGTACATCCCCGCCTGCCGGGGGTGTCTCTTCACAGGAGATTTGATTAGAGGCCATCGCAGAACACGACGGACATCGGGTAGTAGACAATCGTGCCGCCGGTAGACTGCAAGCAAGGAATGTCGTACACCATGCCGGTGAGCTGCGGCGGCATCTGTTCGAAGCGCTGCGGGATCTGGACTTCGACCTTCAGCGGGTCGCGGGCGTAGGCCACGACGCGGGAAGCGCCGCCTGCACCTGCGGTAGCGAGGTCAGCAACCCAGTCGATGCGGGTAATCTGCGGGAAGTTCTCGCGGATGAAGCCGAGCACCGTCTTGTCGCGGTTGCTGCCATACGGCGTGTTCTGGAGCTTCAGGTAGAGCGAGAGCGGCAGGATGACCGTATCCGGCTGTTCAATGCCGTTCGTGCTTTCCGGAGCAGCGGAGACAAGGCCAGCGAAGTCGGAAACGAATTCGTCGGCGGTCTTTCCGCTCCAAGCCTTGCCACCACCGGCGCCGTTTGCGGCCACGTATTCGGTGATGCCTTCGGCATTCCAGAAACCGGGCAGGCCGGACTTGGCATCACCCTTCCAGGCGATGGAGTCCTGCTTTTCGTCGATGGCGCGGCGGGCAGCTTCGGCACGCTTCGCATCGAGGGCGACACCGGCCTTCTGGGCGCGGCGGATTTCCTTCACGGAGTAGCCGTAGGAAACGCCGAGGTCCTTGACCGGGCTGGAGTGTTCAACGCCAGCGATGTCGGCACGCGGGAAGTCGTTTGCGTAGTCCGCGATGATATTGGCCATGCCCACCTTGTCGTAGGAACGCCAGATGATGTGGGTTGCGCCGGGGTCCTGCTCGGTGGAAACCGGCAGGAGGGAGAGGGCCTTCAGGGCCTTGTGCTGCACGTCGTAGGTGCGGCTCTTGACAAGAGCAAGCTGGTTGTCGAAGAACACCTGCTCGTCAGCATCGAGTCTCATTTCATTCATGTTAGCCATGATAAAAACTCCTTTTGGATGGATTAGCCGAGGTCAACGATGACGAGGTCATCGGCAGCTTCAGCGGTGGAACGAGCGAACCAGCCAGGGTTCAGGATGGCGTCAGCGCCGGAGGTGCCATTTGCAACGGTCACGGTCTGCGTGGAGTCGGTGGTCGAGCCGGTCACGGCGATGTCGTTGGCTGCGGCACCCTTATCCTTGGCGGTGAGGGTCACGACGGCAGAAGCGACGGAAGCGACAAACGGGATGTCGAGCTTTTCAAGTTCGGCCTTGAGCGCGGCGGCGACATCGGCAGCGGCGACGGTGCCGGTCTTGGTGGCAACCTGGGCGACCTTATCGCCAACCACAACGGTCACGACCTTATCGGCGGCAGAAGTTCCAGCAAGCGTGATGGTCACGGTGCGCTTCGCGCCAGCGGCGGCGGAAGTCTTTGCGACGATCTTGCCGGTAGAGCCGTTCACGGAAACTTCGGCATCGGCGGAGATAGCTTCGCCAGCGACGCCGAAAATCTTGCCGGTGCGGCAGACGTTCACGGCATCCTTGTCCTTGTATTCCGGAGTGTCAAGCGCGGTGCGGGCAGCGATGCCGAGAAGGGCGGTGTCGCCGTTCACGGAAACCTG